CTTGGAGGCGAAAGCCGTTCTGAACTGCGTGGATTTTGAGGCGGCGGTGAAGATCGGTGGAGATCTTAAGGGAGGCGGTGGGAACTGATGGAAGAAGTTGCTTATTGAGCAGCTGAACGCCGTCAAACTTCAGCTGCCGAATCCAAAAAGCTTCGCGTTCGTCGGCTTGATCTTCCGTCACCCATTCGATAAACTCCATCACCGGAGCCTTGCCTGCCGACTTCAACTCATGCACCCAGCCCAAATGACCGGACATGTGCCCCTGCATTCTTGACTTGGGGTTTTTGGTTTGCCCAACGTAGCGCAACTCATTTGTCGCGGGGTCAAGTAGCTTGTAGATTGCAATCACGCCTTTTGCCCTTTCCGGTTGAGTTCTTTCTCCACCAACTCACTCACAAAAGCGGTAAGCGTTTTTTGGCGCGTGACTGCTTCGCGCTTGGCGAGGTAGTGGAGTGCAGTTGGAAGAATGACTGGACGGCCATCGGGTTTCGATTTTGGTTTTGCTGTTGCTTTCACGGCGCAATCAAAACACATCGCTTATCATGCGTCAAATAAAAAGTTCAAAACTTTTATTTTTTCTTGCGCCGTGTCTCCGCTGTGCTTTCTTGGTGACCTATGAACGATTACGACAAATTCATCGAGACAAAAACCAAACGCGCTCAGTCGCACGGCTTTGAGCCTCTCCCAATCATCGCCCCGCTTTTTGAGTGGCAAGCTCACGTTTTGCGCTGGGCGGTGAGACAAGGCCGAGCGGCATTATTCGAGGACTGCGGATTGGGTAAAACCGCTCAACAGCTTGAGTGGGCCTCTCAGGTATGCCGCAAGACTGGCGGGAGTGTGTTGATTTTGACGCCGCTTTCAGTCGCTCACCAGACAGCGCAAGAGGCGGTCAAGTTCGGATTGGAGGCAAAGGTTGTGGAGTCTGGCGATGACATCAAGGGTGCGGGTATTTGGATAACGAATTACGAGAAGCTGGAAAAGTTCGATTGTTCGATTTTCGCCGGTGTCGTGCTGGATGAATCCAGCATCCTGAAAAACTTCACAGGCAAGATGCGCCGGTTGCTGACTTCAACGTTTGCCGAGACTCCATATCGCCTTTGTTGCACCGCCACACCATCCCCGAACGATTACACTGAGTTTGGTCAACATGCCGACTTTCTTGGAGTATGCACTCCGGCGCAAATGCTCGCCACGTTCTTTCTCAACGATACTTTCAACACTGGCGATTGGAGACTTAAGGGTCATGCTGAAACTGAGTTCTGGCGATGGGTCGCAAGCTGGGCAGCGTGTGTTTCCAAGCCTTCCGACATCGGCTATTCTGACGCAGGCTACGACCTGCCTCCGCTCAATCTCCAGACAATCACGGTCATGGTTGACCAATCGCAAGGCGCGGTGGAGGGCGAGCTATTTCGCGCCCCTACATTGAGCGCAACGACGATGCACAAAGAGATGCGACTCACATCACCGGCTCGCGTGCAAAAGGTAGCCGAAATGGTCAACGCATCTAACGAGTCGTGGATTGTTTGGTGCAATACCAACGATGAAAGCGAGCAGCTTGCAAAAGCCATTCCCGATGCCGTCGAGATTCGCGGCTCCGATTCATCCAAGAAAAAGGAGCAAGCGGCGGATGACTTTGTGGATGGCAAGTTGCGCGTGCTGATTTCCAAGAGCGGCATTTTTGGCTACGGCATGAACTGGCAGCATTGCTGCAACGTGGCATTCGTCGGCCTCTCCTACTCATTTGAGGATTTCTATCAGGCACTTCGGCGGTCATACCGATTCGGGCAAAAGCGCGAAGTCAACGCTTACATCGTCCAAGCATCCACTGAGGATGCTATCATCAAAACTGTCAGGCGCAAAATCGAACAGCATCAAAATATGCAGGAGCGGATGAAAGTTGCATCCGCCGCATTCACAGAACATCAAACCAAGAAACTCACTATGAAAACAGACATCACGACGGCATTTGGAAAAGACTGGACACTGCACCACGGCGATTGCGTGCGGGTCGCAAAACAGATTGAGGATGAGTCTATCGACTTCTCGGTTTTCTCTCCACCTTTTGCGGATCTCTTCACCTATTCCGACGATTTGCAGGACATGGGAAACTGCGCGGATTTGTCGGAGTTCACTCAGCACTTTGAACTGCTGATTGATGAGATGATGCGGATTATGGTCCCCGGGCGCGAGGTTGCTGTGCATTGCGTTGACCTACTCTCAACCAAATGGAAGCACGGCAAGATTGAGTTTCAGGACTTCAGCGGCGAAATCATCCGCGCATTCTGGCGCAAGGGCTTTCTGTTTCACTCGCGGATTTGCATTTGGAAGTCTCCAGTCACGGAGATGCAGCGCACCAAGGCTCACGGGCTGCTTTACAAAACACTAAAGGCTGATTCGTGCGATTCGCGGGTTGGTTGCTCCGACTATCTTCTCGTTTTCCGCAAGCCCGGCGAGAATCCAAAGCCAGTCACCAAAGATCCCGCGAAGTATCCGGTGGACTGGTGGCAAGAGGTGGCTTCGCCTGTCTGGATGACCGTTGACCAAGGGCGCGTTTTGAACCGTGACGGCGCGAGAGATGATCAAGACGAGAAGCACATTTGCCCTCTCCAGTTGGATGTCATTGAGCGAGCAGTAACACTTTGGAGTAACGAGGGCGATCTCGTTTACAGCCCCTTTACAGGCATCGGCAGCGAGGGCGTTTCCGCGCTTGAGTTGAATCGCCGCTTTGTCGGTTCGGAGTTGAAGGAGTCTTATTTCAAGCAGGCTTGCCAAAACATGCAGAATGCCCGCTCTCAGTTGACTCTTTTTTGATGCCACCTCAAAACCAACTCATGCGGCGATGAATTCTCCCCATCCCAAATGGCGCATTTGCAAGCATCGCCGCATGAGATTTCCCAGCACCCAGGGTCGTAGCGCAACTCGGCCTTTTTACCGTATCGGCATGGCTTGACGTTGGCGGCGAAGTGCCGCATCTCTTGCTCATCGGCGGTCATACCCTAAAGCGAATGCGGGAGCGAATCTTGGAAATGTGCCTGCGCTTTTGGAATACTCCACCGCCCTCCCTTGATCCGCTGGAATCAGTATTGCCTTCCACGGTTAAAACGTAGCCGTCTGCATCCGGTTCTGAGATTGCAAAACCCACATGGGAAAAGGTAAACACCACGATGTCTCCCGCCTCAATATCGCCCCTGTGCGGCTTCTTCGTCCACGTGGATTCATCCTGTTTCAAGCTCCAGTTCTCCAAGTCCCATGCGCCCGCTGTGCGGGGCCGTTTGAACGTATCCGTCTCTTGAACCTCGGCTTCGATCATCGCCCGCCTAACGACCCAGCAAACGAAAGCAGCACACCACGGCCAGCCCTTAGTTGAGTCCAGCCACGTTGCCGCTTTGTATTCGTTCACGCGAGGGCCACAGTTTGTGCCGTCGACTTCCTCAACCCCGATCTCCAGCTTGGCGATTCGGACGATTTCAGCTGGTAGTTTTGCTCTCATCAATAAACCCTCCCGTCGATGATCTTGTGGTTATGAACTTCAAACGAGCCGTCTTTGTCTATGTCCACAATCGCGAATCCGTGGTTCCATCGGTTTACAATCGCGTAATCAGGACTCAAATCACAAAGGCATCCAACCGACCAACAAGACGATACCTTGCGCGAAATGCCCGTTGTCTCGGTGTGCTCGCTCGTCCGGTGCCAGTGGCCGCAGAGAATCGTTTCCTGCACCCTCATCCACAAGCCCCGCGCCGGATTCACCGGCGATGACATGCCTTGGGGGAGTTCGTGCCCGTGGTAAATCGAAAGCTTGCCAGCCTGAATAAGCTGAAGTGATTCAACGACCTCGATGTTGAAGGAGTCCAGCTTTAGCACATCGCGGATCGTGAAGTCGGGCACGCCTAGCAAAACGGGAGCTTCGCGCATGAGATACCGCTCAAGGTTTGTTTCGTGGTTCCCGATCTTGTAGAGGATGCGTTGCTTCGGAAACTGCGAGCGAAGCCAAAAAAGGAACTGGCGGATTGCGTCAAGCTCCTCAGAGAGTCGCCGGCGCGGATCTTTTTCGTGGCGCGAGCAAGCATAAAAGTCCCCCAAATCCCCGTTGATAAGAAGCGTGTCACACTTGGCCTTTTTCATATGCCCGATTGCCACCTCGACGGCTTGCGGATTGTGATAGGGAATGTGGAGGTCTGAGAACACGCCTAACTTCATCGGCCCCGCCAGGACAAGAGGCGTGCGTTTCTTCGATGCAGTTGGCGGGATGACTGCTTGTTGCCAGCCTAGAGGCTTCGGGCGTGCGGCGGGTCTTTTCTCCCCCCTGTGAAATTCACCGTTTGCGCCCCTGATAACCCGAACCACCGAGCGACACGCCTCAAGTGAGGGAAAGGCGTCGGGATTTTCAGCCCGTAAAATGCGGGCAAGATGGCGATTGGAGAAGTCAGGAAATCGGTCAACCACTGCCGCCGCTAGTTCCTGCTTCGTCACCGCCGGTCCTATCTTTTTTGGCTTTGGTATGCTCATAATTCAAAGACTTCTAACGCTTTTGTGATCGCTCTCTCCGTCTCATCTACCGCCGCCTCAGAGAGATCAGGCAAGCAGGCGTGTATGACTTCGTGAATCAGTGTTCCTCGCGGTTCCTTGTCGGGATGAACCCTGATTGTTTTGGTGTCGTAATCGCATATGCCGTAGAGCGTAGGCTCGCATGGAACC